AATATCCCTTGCGGCTACTGGGGCGTTTAGTGGTGCCGTTAGAATATTCCAATATTCCGTGTTTTGGAAAGGGTCAGGTGACTTTCGTGATGTGATGGGTTACGTGGTCGCATCGCACACATCGCAGGGTCACGCATTGATTTCCATAGGAGGCTGTGTTTTAGTGGAATATTGGAAAATTGGAAAATTCAAAGTATTACTATTACTCTAAGTCATTGAAAAGCCAACTATATTTTTTGTAATACTGAATATTCCAGAGAATATTCCAGTGGAAAGCTTCGGAAAATTATAAGAATCAGGCAAGCTTGGCTTGGGCAGACGCACCGACATAGGAAACTGCGTCACCGTGGGCACGATACGCACGATATGCGTGTGTATGATTCTGTCTTGATTTGTGGTGACCAGTCAGCTTGGTGAAGATGGTGCGATACGGAACAGGGGGCAAACCACCTTGTAACACTTTGTCTTTATCGCCCTTGATCATTGGCGGCATTGGATACATTGAACCACGTGGAACGGAATGAATACGCATGACTTACTCCAAGGTTAAGTGATTAAGTGGTGAGCAGTTTGGGTTCGTACTCAGGAATTGTGCGGGGCTCAAGCCTCGATAGTTTCAGGGGCACCTTGCTCAGCGATGCGCTGAACCACACCGTACACGAAACCCTTTTGTCCCTTGAGTTCTTTGCCCTTGGTCACAACCGCATTGTTGACAGCCATGCACAAGCCGATCAGTTGATCTTTGGACACGGAACCAGTCGCAGGCACAAGACCGCCGATGAATGGTGCGGCTGATTTGGGCACCAAGGTGTCGAGGATGTCGTTCACCAAGGGGCGATATTGACCATTGGCGAGCCATTTGGCGTACATAGCGTGCCCCATGTCCATGCGGGTTTGGCGATCAGCGAAAGCCACAGCCCGTGCAAATGAACCAGTCTTGCCAGTCTTAGAGGACAAAACGATAGAGGTGCCGTTGTCGATGATATTGACGAGATTCATGATGAATTCCTTTGAGTCAGTTAGTTTGGAAGATGCACACTACACCATGCAATGCACATCTTGAAACCGTCTCCCACACTTTGCCGTCGTGTGTTTAGCCTTTTAGTCTTGGAGACGGATATCACCGCATGCTTGCTTCACCCAAAGCATGAAAAAGTTAGGTCCATAGTATTACAAAGTAATACCGACACCATAATCTGAATTGTTAATGATCTGCTCTCACATAATGCGCCCCATGTTTACCCATGCTTGAATCCGAAGGCATGACGCCTTGAACCACGAAGCACAGCATAAGCCGAACCATGTCGCCAATTTAATGAACCTGAAAGCCGAGGGATACGATGCCCTACACTTAAGGTTTTGACCCGACAACCGACCCGACGGGGTGGGGGGTGGGACACGGCGCGGCGCGGGGCGGCCCCTGTTTACCCATTACGCACATCACAAGACCAAATTTTTCAGATATACACACGATTGCCACACCTTATACATATCCCGGGCCACGTGCATAGAAATCTCAAAAACCTATACTCGTCACCGTGCAGTTGTTAAACCGGCGCAATGGGGATGGAGGACTTGGTCGTTTTCCGGTTTTCAGACCAAGGTTCAACGAATTGGCAGGCGAGCTTCTTACCCATTACTGCACGCCCACTTGACAAGTCAGCCCATACAGATACCATACACACGTCATTAACCAAGCAGGAGTTTTCTATGGCTACCAAACCCGGTCTCTATGCCAATATCCACGCCAAACAAAAGCGTATTGCTGAAGGCTCTGGCGAAAAGATGCGCAAGGTGGGTGCTAAGGGTGCTCCGACCAAGGCAGACTTTGTTCAGTCTGCGAAGACCGCAAAGAAGAAATGAAGCGATACAACTTCCATTTGCCAGAGCAGATCATGGATGAACTGCGCGATATGTCTGAAGCGACAGGACTCACTGTGTCGGAGTTAATCCGTCGGGCCTTGTCTGACTTTTTGAAACAAACCGTAGCAGAACATGAATGAAGACCTGATAGACGACCACACAGAATTTGCGCTGTCGCCAATGGCGACGGAACCTCATGTCACGTTGGATATCCCGCCACAGCTCGTATGGGAATGTGCGGCTGGCTTGGAAGACCCTGCGTCCATAGCGCAGCGTTTTGGTTTTGAGGGTGAGAAGTGGGAGCGACTGTCCCAGTGGCCACCATTCATCAGTGCAGTACAGACTCAACGTGCAGAGTTTGAACGCAACGGCATGACGTTCCGTCTCAAGGCGGGGATGATGGCCGAGGAGATGATGAGCATGATGTTCAAGCAGGCCATATCAAACGACACCACCATCTTGCAAAAGCTCTCGGTGTTTCAGGCGCTGACCGACGTGGCAGGGTTGAAAGCTCCGAAGAACGTGGAAGCCAATACGAACGCTGCACCGAAATTCAGCATCACAATCAACATACCGCAGGGCGCACAACCTGTGACCATAGATGGCTAACCTAGTCTACACACCGCCGTTTTCGGTAGTTCCGTTTCTCACAGCCGACAAGTTTTCAAACTTCATCGTGGGGCCAGTGGGCTCGACGAAAACAACGGCGTCGCTCATCAAGATCGGCTACGAGGCTGCGAGGATCAAAGCAAGTCCGGATGGCATACGACGTAGTCGTGTGGCTGTGATTCGTAACACCCGTCAGATGCTGTGGGACACGACGATCCCTGACTTTTTGAAGTGGTATCCCGACGGTGAAGCGGGCATACTTGAGAAGACCAACAGCAAGTTTCAGCTGAAGTTCGACGACGTGGAGTGCGAGGTACTGTTCCGTGGACTGGACGACGCCAACGACGTGAGACGACTGCTCTCATTGCAGCTGACATTCGGTGTCATGGATGAATTCCGTGAGATCAACCCCGATATTTACAACGCCCTGACGGGTCGCTTGGGGCGATATCCTGACAAGACGATGAACGGCGTTGGTGCGTGCGATGACAAAGGCAAGCAGATTCACAAAGTGTGGGGAGCTACCAACCCGCCGGACATGGATACGTTCTGGGAGACGCTGCTCAACGAGCCTCCGGCCAACATGCACGTGACCATTCAGCCCAGTGGCTTGAGTCAGGAAGCTGACTGGGTGCAGTATCTGCCAGACGGGTACTACGAGAACCTGTGCGAAGGCAAGTCAGAAGACTGGATCGACGTGTATGTACACGGTGAGTTCGGTAAATCGCTGTCCGGCCAGCCGGTGTTCAGGGCGTTCGACAGGGACGTGCATGTTGCGAAACAGACACTCAACCACATCAAGCTCCAGACTCACCCGCTCATTATCGGGATGGACTTCGGGCTCACGCCTGCTTGCACCATCAACCAAGTCGATGCACAGGGGCGGCTGCTCACGTTTGCCGATCTGGTATCGGACGGCATGGGGACACTGCGGTTCTGTCGGGAGAAGTTGAAGCCGTTGCTGGCCAACAGATTTCCGGGGATGAACGTGCTGATTGTGGGTGACCCGGCGGGGCAGCAGCGGGCGCAGACAGACGAGCGTTCGGTGTTTGACATCCTGCGTGCAGAGGGTTTCCGGGTGGTCTCGGCCAAGTCAAACAGTGTCGTGGCACGTATCAACGCAGTTGACAAAATGCTTACTAGAACTGTAGATGGTAAACCTGCCCATCTAATTGATCCGAGTTGTACGCATTTAATTGCTTCCCTTCGCGGCGGATATAGGTATAAAATCCGGCAAAACGGCGACAGAGATGACAAGCCGGAGAAGAATCATCACTCCCACATTGCCGATGCGCACCAGTATGCGTGCCTCCATGCAGACGGTAATGTGACTGGAGACACGTGGCAGCGTAAGGCGGTTGAGGTTAAGAAGATTGATTATGTCTGGTCTTGACAAAACGCTTGCGCAGTGATACACCCCCATCATGTTTAAAGTGTGACGCATATGCAACTTGGACTTAACATTACGAATAGCAATGCGCCGGGGACTGTCTCGGCGGGTGGTTTTGTCACCATCAAGTCTGTGAAGGCGCTGCAAGAAGAATCCCGCGCAGCAGCCCAACTAGCCAACGCACAGCCTGTAGTGCAAGCCCTCTCGGGCTATATTCGTAAGAAGTGGCAGGCGGCGATGCTGGCCAAGCAACAGACTTCCGAGATCAAAATGCTCAAGTCTGTCCGGGCTCGTCGGGGTGAATATGACCCAGATAAGCTGGCCCAGCTGAGAGAGCAGGGTAGTTCGACGATCTACATGATGCTCACCAGCAACAAGTGCCGCGCTGCCTCCAGTTGGTTAAAAGATACACTTGTCACCGCAACGGAAGACAAGCCTTGGACGATCACTCCAAGCCCCATCCCAGAACTCCCCCCAGATCAAGTCCAGTCCA